TTTTCCCCTTGAAATAAAAAGCCCCTTGAGGTGGGGCCAGGCCTGGACTTATAACGAGTCCAATCTCCGGGGACAAGGTTGTTCGAAATTCCGGCGTCTCCTCCCGTTTTATGAATCTCTTTTATATAATCCTAATCAAAGGGCGTCGATTCCGGTTGAGAACCTTCGGCGACGTAATCGTTTGGACAAGCTGAAAAGCCCGTGACGCGATTTTTCTCGCCATACGAGTCGGTTTTCACGGTCAATTTAACCATTGTCTCCAGGCCGACAAGTGCTTGTTCGTCGTTGAATAATCCCGGAGATCCTCCGGCGGCGACGATCATTGACTTGATTCGTCCGAGTCCAATTTGAACGGCCTCGGGATTGTCGTTCTTAATATTGAACATTTCCCAAAACTTTCGACCGTTTTGATTCTCGTCCGTGACCGTGAATTGACAATCAATCATAAGGCCTCCGTTCTTTGTCTCTTTAAGTTCGGCCGTTTCAACCGCCGCTCGATAAGTCCCGGCCGGAATACAACCGCCGTTCGACTCCTCAACTTCATTTAAGTCAAAATTAAAACTCATTTTGATGCTCCTTTTTGTTTGGTTGTTTCTTGATTTGAGTTCAAGATTTTATTGATAATATGATTCATATTCGGATCTTCGAATTGTTTAAGTTTCCCGGAACGATCTCCGGCGATCGCCTTGTCATAAGTTGACGTGACGAGTTTTCGAATTTCCTTTCCTTCGTCGTTCATAAATTTTCGATATTGAAAAACCTCATCGACTAGGGCCGGAACTCTTTGAGAGATCTTTCCGTTGAGATCAACTCCGACAAATCTCCGTGAGAGATCATCTTTGTCCGCGACTTCGAGGGCCAGGAATAAAACATTGTAAGGCTTATAGTCTCTCATTTGTTTAACGAGATCCGTTATTTTATCGGAATAATCGCCCCATAATCTCAATGAATCTTTCGCGTCCGGATATTTTTTCTTCATTGATTCAACGAGGCATTGACCGACCTCCGTGAGAGAATCAATCACAATCCACTTATATTTTTTCTTCATTTCGTCTTTCGACAAAACGTTCGTGAATAAATGAATGAGCTTTTCGAATCGCATATCCCGACTCATTGGAACGTTGTTCTTGTCAACCGTACAATCATAAACGTCGATGATCTCATCTTGAAGAGATAAAAGTCCGTTTTCCATATTGACGATGAGAGTTTTTCCGGGAAGTGTTTTCGCGAGAGAAGTCTTTCCGATTTTTGGTTGACCGTAAACGAGCGCAACAATGCGCGCATCTTGTTTGATCTTTTTCGTGTCCGTAAACATATTATTTTCCCCTTGATTGATTGAAGGCATTGAACTATTATCTCAAAACATTGTCAACAATAAAAAAAGGGACTCAACTCAATGAAACTTCATAAATACTTGAAAGACACCGGAATCACGATCGCTCGTTTCGCGAGATCATGCGATATAAATGAAAATACAATGAACACTTATGTTCACGAAAAAGCGGAACCTAGTCTCAAAAATGCTTTAACAATTGAAGAACAATCTCACGGAGCGATTACATTGAAAGAACTCATCCTTGAGAGAACCGAAAAGAACTCTCAAGAATAAGTCTTGAACAAAAAGGGGAAAACTTTATGTTCGAGAAATACTATAACGAATATTTTGAAAAAGATCTAATTGTCATCCCATTGAGGGGAAAGATTCCCGTTCTTAAAAATTGGAGTCTCTTCGCGAAAACGCGTCCGAGCGAACTTCTCCTCGACTCATGGGAAAATAAATATAAAAGATTCAATATCGGTTTGATATGCGGCGAACTCTCCGGAGTGATCGCGATTGATATTGACAAAGAAGAGGCATTGAAAAAAGTCCCTCTTTCCCCGGTCACTAAAAAAGGGAAAAAAGGAGAGACGAGATTCTTTCGATATAATGGAGAAGTGAATTTCAAGCGTCACGATCTCGGGATTGAACTCTTGTCCAATGGAAATCAAACCGTCCTCCCTCCGTCGATTCATCCGGAGACAAAGGAGGCTTATGTTTGGAACGGACAATTCGATCTCTTGAGTTTTGATATTGAAGATCTCCCGATTCTCGATCCCGATTGGTTGAGAGAGATCGGAATGATCCCGGTTGATAAACAAGTTTCATCCGGAAGGCATAATCGACTTATTGAAATTTGTTCGGCCATGTTCGCGAGAGGAGAAGATCCAACGGCGATCGCGAACGAGTTGATTCGATATGACGAGGAGAATCACTCTCCGGCGTATTTTACGGACGACTCCGAAGCTCATGGCGGAAAGGGATTCAATTCAGCTTTAAAGATGATCGCCTCCGTTTCGGAAACAATAACGAGAAGAGGAGGGGACGTCTCTCCCAAAAAGTTCGAAATCGTATTCGGCGAAAAGGAAGTCGAAAAAGCAATCGAAGAGAACGAGAAAAAAGAACAAATGAAAGAGGTTATATATCCGGAACCTCCGGGAATGATCAAAGAGATTCAAGATCATATTCTTTCGATATCTCATAAGCCTCGAGATAAGTTCGCCCTGGCCGGAGCGTTGGGACTCATAGGAACTCTCCTTTCAAATAAGGTCAAGTTTCACGAATCGACTCCGAACTTATATCAATTATTGATCGCGGAGTCGGGAGAGGGGAAAGACGTTCCGCTCAAGGCCCCGAAAGAATTATTGATCGAGGCCGGATTGTTGCAATACGTCGGGCTTGAATCATATCGAGGGGACAAATCCGTCGTGAAAAAATTTGAATCCCAACGGGAACGAGTTGACACGCTGGACGAAGTGTCAAAACTTTTCCGCTCGATCAACTCAAAATCAAACACGTTTCAATCAAATATCGCGGAGACTCTCACGGAGATATGGAACTCCTCATCGAAGTTGTTTATGGGCCATACGACGGCCGAAGGAACGACGGGTATGGTTTTCAAGCCGTGTCTCTCTATAATGGGCGCGACGACTCCGAACTCGTTCTCCGAGACGTTCTCGAGTTCAAACTTGATGCAAGGATTCGGAGGTCGATTTGTTTATATATTTGATGATCGGAGAGTCAAGCTCAAGAGAGTGAGACGAAAGAAGTCTCCCGAAAACGTCCTGGACTTTATAGAGTATTGGGGAACGCGGAACGTCGAGATCGAGAACGTCGATATTTCAAAGACCGCAACGTTTCATCTTGACTTGTCTCAAAAAAATCCTCAAACCGTTCAACTCAAAGATCTCGAGTGTCCGGAACCGATTGACCTTCCGATTCAAGAGGAGGCGGAAAAATTACTTGATAAGGCGAGTCAATATTTCGACGAATATCGTTATCATTGCGAGGAAATGATCATCCCGATTGTTCTTCGAGCATATCAACAAATCGAGAAGATAATGATTATAAGCGCGATCGCGACGGCCTGGGAGGAAAAGGGAGTCATAAATCCGGCCCCGATGATAAAAGCGTCGGACGTTCAATTCGCGTGGGAATACGTTGAGGCGACAATCAAATCGACGGCTATCTTTTTCGGAAGGAACTTGATACAATCTAGTTTCCAACGAGACGCCCAAAAAGTCTTAAAGGTTCTTCGAGGTTTCCCGAAAGGATTATCGAAAAAGGATCTCACTTATAAGTTGAGAAACTCGTTTAAGGCGAATCAACTCTATAATAAGCGCGACGGGATTATCACTTCCTTATGCGAGGACGGACGACTCAAGGAGTTCAAGGTCAAACCCGACGAGGGGAAAGGCGGAACGGGGACAACTCTTTTCGTCTTAAACAAGGATCTTGATAATTAAAATTCTTAATATCTCAATGTTCAATTCTTATCATCTTGAAGGGTTTCTTCGGTTCTCCCTATATGGTATATATACGTTTATATATGTATTATATAAATATATTAGTTTTTTAAGAACTATAAGAACAAGCATTGAGTCAAGAGAATTTTCTCAATCAAAACAAGAGGTTCCAATTTTGGAGGGTTTCATTTTCAAAAAGGAAAGTTCCAAGGAAACTCCGCTATGACGCGAAGAGAATTGAGGAGAGTTTCACGGAGAGTTTCACTTTTCGAAATGAAACTTTCGAGTATATAAAAAATAAGGAGGACTTATGACGGACGACAAATATTTGAGATTGAAAAGATTATTGAAATCGAAAGGGATTCACGACGTCGTTCTCAATATCGAAACACCGACAACCGATGCTCCATATATATCGGGAACCGTTCATCCGGTTCGAACTCCCGTCCATACGGGAGAGATTATATTGAAGTTGTCCTATAAGGTTCGTCCGGACGATATGAGAGCGGTTGATCATGCTCTCACGATATTGAAGGAACTCAAGGAGATCGAATGATTTTCCGAGAAGTTCAATGTATAATTTTATTGATGAAACAAATAAGGAAAAATTAAATGAGTTTTGATAAGCCGGATTGTTTTTTCCGAGAGGAACAAGTTTGGAACTCCGTTTATGATCACGGAAAACAAATCATCCGGACTCAAACTCGAAACAAGTGTATTCCGAAGATCGAAAGGATTCAAGTTTCCGATAAGGATTCCGAAGAGTCTTTCGTCTTTCCAAAAAATATAACGGCGTTTTCAATTCGCGACTCCGGAAACTCTCGAATGAGATATTCCTATGAGACGGGAGAAGTTGAGAACGTTTCGGGAAACTTTTTGGAGTTCGGGCCGTACGCGATTTATAAGGAGAGTGAATTGAATCGAAAAGATTTTGACGATCTCACTCTTTATTTTTCAAGCTCGAAAGACAATAGAATCATTGAAGTTATTTATTGGACTTAAAAGGGAGAGTTTATGAGTCACGAAAGAGAAACATTTCCAATCTTGGAAAACATTGAAAACGAAAAAGGAGAAGTTGTTCATAGGTTGAACGAAGGTGATCGTCCCGTTGCGGATGATCTCACAACTAAAAAGAACGGCCTCATCGGTTTTTCATTTAAAGATAAGGACGGGAGAGTTGTTCTCCCTCAACTAAATAACGAAGGCGCGATCACGGTTTCATTTGACGCCGGAACGACAATTCGAGGACGAGGCGCGGACGTTGACGGAGACAAGGCCGCGAAGATGGTTCTTGTTGACTTGACGTTGACCGCCGATCGAACTTATTCGAAATTATCCGCTCAAGGATCTTGTTTCCGAGACACGGAGTTCGAGGTTGTTTTGATTGATGATTCCGCCGGATCTCCGGTTGAGACTCTCCTTGAAGAGTTTTTGACGGGGCCTGGACAATTCACAACGAAGTCGGGACTTGAAATCGACGAGTTTAATACAACCGGATTCTCGGGAGTTGTAAAATTACAACTTCGCGCGATAAACTTGAATCGAGAATCAAAAACAATCGGTTCGATGAGTGTCAACGAGATAATCGCGAACACAACTCCAAACCCATAAGGAAATGAAAGATGAGTCATAATCTCCCCGAGTTTTCAGATAAGGCCTCCGACGGCGGCGTCAATAAAATTTTGACCGTCGCGGCCGGAGCGATCGAGGAACTCATTGTTGTCGGAACCGAAGTTCAATTCGAAAGAGAATACGTTTCTTTCGAGGCCCTCGACACCGGAATGAAATGGGGATATTCCGGAGATCCGGGAGGACAAATATTCAATTGCTATAAGTCGCAATTTTTTATCCTTCCTTTCGGCCCCGGGACTCGGATCTTTTTCTTAAACACGAAGGGAACTCCCGTCGATATTGCAATCGCGGAGGTTTCTTAAATGGGCGCGCCGTTCACTTATCCCGTTTCATTCTCTCTCCCGTTCGAATCCGAACCGGATCGTTTGAACGGGTTTGTTTCAAAGAACGCTCAAGACGCGATCGAAGAGGCCCTCGCTCTCGCGATTCAAAACGATCGATTCCTTGTCCTCGCGAATTATGGAGGGAACGCGAACAACGGGAGAATCCTTGAGTTTTATCCTGGCCTTGATTCACAAGAGGCCCCCATTGTATTCGGGGCCGGAGGCGCGGCGGTTATTGCAATCACGGCGGCGACAACCGCGAACTCATCGAACGCGGAGATTTCATTTTATGACGTTGCCGCCGATCCGAATTTGAACTCGCCTCTTTATACTCTCGATATGAACGGACAAAAAACGAAAACGGATATCGGTTTTCTCGGAACTCCCGGAGTTCCGGCGATCCCTCTTTTCCCAATGCCTCCAAGCGGAGAACTCGCGGTCAAGGTTTCGTCGTCGAGTATTCAAAAACCTCATCTTCAAATTGTTTTTAGTTCGAGCTTATAAGGAAAGATTATGATTATAAAAAACTTATTGAATCCCGGATCACCTCAAACGTTTGGAGGAGTTCAAATCGACGGAGACGAATCTTATTCAATCGCCGCGAGTGAACTCAAAGGATTTCAACTTGATGAGAAACTTTCAAACGCGTTGACAAGCGATCCTCCGACCGCATCGATCGACGACGTGACCGGATCGGACGGTCTTGAAATACTTCTCGACTCATCAAACGAACCAACAATCACGGCCCCTTTCGCATCGAAAACGGTTGACGGGAAAAAGATCTTTCGAAGAAAACACGGAATCACTCAAGATTGTCCGGTCGGAAACACGACTTTCGAGTTCGTCGTTCCTTATGATCTCGTAAAAATAAACGAACTTGAAGTCGTCAACGGCCAGGCCGGAGACACGGTTGATCTTGTTGTTCACGACACTCCTCAAGGCCATATTCAAATGAGCATGGGCGTTCCTCCGGGATCGATTACTCCGAGCGCGCCATTGAATCAATTCGGTTTTGACGTCGCCCTTCCGGACGGATTCTTTCACGACGAATCTCAATACGACGCCGATCTCATCAAGGATATGAAAATCGTTGTGACTTATAAAAACAACGGAAGTGAAACTTTTAAAAACGGAATGAATATTGTTTATCACGAATTGAAATAAAGGATTGAACATGGCCATCAAGAAAACAACAAAGATCGTGACCTTCGGGATTATCCCTTTGATGATTATTGGAGTTCTCATATATGACGTTTTCGCAATAAGCGAAGGCGGAACGGAGGCCTCAATCTCAAGTCTCTTGATCTCATGGTCTTATAAAATGCCTTTTTTGACTTGGAGTCTTGGATTCTTTCCGGGAGTCCTTGTCGGTCATTTATTTTGGAGAATGAAAGGAAACAAGGACACGATCGAGCTTGATGTAAAAGCAAAATAATCCGATATTGTCCGGACAATTCTTTTCATATACAATTGAAGTATGAAAGAAGAGAAGAAAAACAAATTGACGGACAAGCAAAAAGCGTTTTGTCGCGAGTATCTTGTTGATTTCAATGGAACTCGAGCGGCGACCGCCGCCGGATATACTGAAAAGTCGGCCCGAGTTCAAGCGGCCAAAATGCTAACAAAAGGAAACATTCAAGACGAGATCAAACGTCTCGCCGATGATCTCAATAAGACTCACGGAAATTCAATTGAAAGAATCATTCTCGAATTGCAATTGATCGCGTTCGGCGATTATCAAGACCTTGTTGTTTGGGACGAACACGGAGTCAAGTCATGGGTTCCCTCTTCGGAACTCGGAGACAAATCAAGACTCGTTCAAGAGATCTCGGAGACGACAACTCAACACGGCGGATCTCGTAAAATAAAAACATACGATAAGGTTCGGGCCCTTGAAATGCTCGGGCGATATCATAAGATTTTCACGGATAAGGTTGAACACTCGAACCCGGACGGGACTCTCGCTCCGATCGTGAATATCGTTATTCCGTCCAATGGGCGAGAGGCGAAAGATGAATGACAAAAAAGAAAATAGACGCCGCCGGGTTTTGTATAACGTGCGGACTTCGAAAGGGAATACATAAGGTCGCGAACGATTCATTGAAAAGGATCGAAGAACTCGAAAAGGAAATCGAGGACGCGACAACAATCAACGCGGATCTCGCGAAACAAAACGAACGAATTGAGAGAGAGGGAAATAAACTCAATGGCGAAAACCAACAACTCCGGAAAGAGTTCAAAGAACTCTCCGAATCAAAA